TAGATACCGGTAAACCAACATGGAACTTTATCGGTTTAGAGGATTGTCGATTATTTAATTGGGAAGATAGAATGTTTCTATGTGGTGTACGTAGAGATTGTTATGATGATAAAGGCCGTGGTCGTATGGAAATGGCAGAGATTGAATTTATTGATGGTGAATGGACAGAGGTTTCTCGTAATCCTATTCCTTCTCCAAATGGCGATAAATCATATTGCGAAAAGAATTGGATGCCGATCCTTGATATGCCATACCATTTTATTAAATGGACTAATCCAACACAGGTTATTAAATACGATATTGAAACACAGACAACTGAAGATGCAATATACGATAAAGAAAAATACATAGAAGCTAATAAAGACTTTAGAGGTGGTTCACAGGTTATTAGGATTAATGATAACCAGCGTATGGCATTTATCCACGAGACAAATCTATTAAGAGATCCTTTTGGTAGAAAAGATGGTAACTATGCGCATCGAGTAATCATCTGGGATAATGATTGGAACATTGTCCATAAGTCTAGGGAATTCCATTTTATGGGAACGTATTACGACCACGTAAAAGGTCAGGATTATAATATTGAGTTTGTTACGGGAGTTACTATGGTGGGTGACGATATTCTAATATCCTATGGATGGCAGGATAACGCTTCTTATATATTGAAGCTACCCAAAACAGTGTTTGCTAACTTTTTACAACTAGGTGAAATATGATATTTAAAAATAAACAAGTACTACACAATGTTATTATGGATTACGATAATCCTTTTAAAATGTTTGAGTTGGCAAAAGAATACGATAAACTAAAACAAGGTGCAGCAGCCTTTGGCTGGTATTTACGTGCCGCAGATTTCTGTGAAGGTGAAACATACGAAGAAAAAGAACTTCAATATAAATGTATGGTACTCGGTTCGGCGTTATTTGCCAGATCAGAAGCCAGAAATCAAACGGTTAATGGTTTGATTAAAAGCGCCATATCAGTTTTACCTAAAAGACAAGAAGCGTATTATTGGGCTGCTCGATATTCAATAGACCAAAGTAATTTTAGAGATGGTGCTATGTATGCCAAGATGGGTATGGATTGCGAAGACATTGAACCAAACACTGAATTAAATTATCCTGGACCAGTTGGTTTAGATTATTGCTTTGCTATATCTAAATGGAAATCAGATGGACGCGATGACTCTAAAAATCTATTCTTTGACTTAAAACATAAACGTAAATTAGATATGAATAGAGAAATGCGTGAAAGCGTAGATTGGTGGATTAGTCAAGTAGGATACCCTAGTACGCTACCATATACTGAAGATGAAAGTCATAAATACAGATATAAGTTTGATGGTTCAGATGAAATATCAAAGAATTATTCTCGTCACTTCCAAGATATGTTTGTTCTGTCTACTTTAAATGGTAAAAGAAATGGTACCTTTATTGAAATAGGATCAGGCCACCCAACTCTATTTAATAATACATATTTGTTAGAGAAAGACTTTGGTTGGAAAGGTTTATCAGTTGATATTTCTGAAAGAATGTGTGCTATCTTTAGTAGGAAACGAAATACGACTGCAGTACTCGCTGATGCAGGTCAAGTTAGCTTTAAAGATTTATTTAAACAAAACTGTATTGAAAACCAAGTAGATTTTTTACGTATTAATGCAGATAACGCGTCATTAGTATCATTAGAGAATATGCCTTTTAATGAATATGAGTTTTCAGTAATTCAAATCCAACATAACGAGTGTTGGTGGGGATCAGATCTTAAAGATAAGACCAGAAAAATACTACAAGAAATTGGATATAAATTATTGGTACCGAACGTTGCTATTGACGAAACTAATGCGTATGAAGATTGGTGGGTACATCCTGGATTTATTAGACCAGACATGCGCAGTAACAAAGAGACCAACTTTGCTTGGGATTATATGATGAAGGAGAGAAGATGAAACCAGTAATCGTAACCGGGGGATTCGATCCATTACATTCCGGACATATTGAATATTTTAAAGCGGCTAAGGAAATGGGTTCTATTCTATTTGTTGGCGTTAATAGTGATGAATGGCTAACTCGTAAAAAGGGTAAACCATTTATGTCTGCTGAAGAACGTATGTCTATTATTAAAGAAATTGGTTGCGTAGGTCATGTATTTACTTTTGATGATTCAGATGATACGGCCTGTGATGCTATTCGTTATGTAGCCAAACAAGCTCCGCGAGGCTCAGAAATTCTATTTGCTAATGGTGGTGATCGTAAAAAAGGAACAACACCAGAGGTTGAGTTTGCTAAAGAATTGCGCGATGAATGCAATATATCATTTGTATTTGGTGTCGGTGGTGAAGATAAAAAGAATAGTTCTTCGTGGATCTTAAAGGAATGGGATAAACCAACAACACAAAGACTATGGGGTAAATACAGAGAATTAGATCAAAACGGTCATTGGAAAGTAAAAGAATTATCAGTGGATATTGGTAAATCTTTATCGGACCAACGTCACTTCGTTCGTTCTGAACATTGGCATATCGTTGATGGTGAATTAAAAATGGATTTGGAATTTAATAATGGTTACTCTACATCTAAGGTATATAAAACCGGTGACAGTATTGATATTCCAGTTAAATGTTGGCACCATGCAACGAACGTTGGAGACAGACCAGTTAAAGTCATTGAAGTTTGGATGGGAAATACCTTATCAGAAGAAGATATTGAAAGAAGATAACATTATTATTTTGTAGTAGATAAATCTATTATATCACACTGGAAACATATGTCAACTCTTTTTTTATAAATATACAAAAATAATATTAAACAAAGGAGAAAAAGATGGCTTTTCAGTTATCGCCGGGAGCTCGTAATGGTACACTTCAGTCATTAGAGACAACAGTCGGCGCAAACCCTATCTTAACTATCGCAACAGGCGCGGCACCTACGGAATGTCAATCAGCAAACACTGGTAACATTGTTGCAACTATGATATTGCCTACCGAATGGTTAGCAGTACCATCAGGTGGTGTAATTCAGTTATCTGGTAATTGGCAAGACTTATCTGCTGATGCATCAGGTACAGCGGGTTATTTTAGAATACATCAAAGTGATGGAACAGTATGTCATATGCAAGGTACAATATCAGCATCAGGCTCTGGTGGCGATATGCAGTTAGATAACACTAACATTGCTATTGGTCAGCAGATTACTATAACAACATTTTCAATTACAGCCGGTGGCGCATAAGGACTAAATAAATGTCCGCAAATGGCGTATTTACATCAACATTAGATCTCAGCTTCTTTGGAGGTGGTTTTTCAACTATCGCTGGAGAGGCTTCTAGTACATTTGACTATACATTTAGTTCTGATGTTTTTGTACCGGTACTTGCTGAATTAAATCAAACATTAACATTTGATGTTCAGGCTGGTATTGTAACGCCGACGGTATATGGTGAATTTAGCGGTAACATTGGCTTTACATTAACAGAGCCTGCTCGAATTGAGTTTGGTATTCAGAGTTACTTATATTCTGGTAATAATGAAATCAACTTTACCTCGTCCTCGAGTGGTTTTTCAATAATTGCTGGTACTGCGGATATAACATTTCCGATTACAATATCTGGTACCATGGCTCAGTTCTCGTTGGGTCAAACTACTGGAGCTTTTGGGTTTGCACTTAATTCAAAAGTAATTAACTATACGCTTACAAATAGAGCACGATCTGGTTTTAACTCAATAGAACTAGCAAATACTAAAGAAAATAATGTTCTCATACGCAGAGCATCAGAACCGAACGATATAAAACTAAAAAATATTGGTTTAACTTATGCTGAAGTTAGAAACTAATTTATTTTAATAAATAAAAGATAAACCTTGGAGATAAACACATGGCGGCGAATTTTTACATAAAGCAAAACGACACTGCTCCGTCCATTGAAGCCGTTTTAACAGACTCAACTGGTCGAGCAAAATCATTGATCCTTGCTTCGCAAATAAAGTTTAATATGTCAACAGAAGAAGGCTCAAGCTTAGTTAATTTGGGTACTGCATCCATTATTAATGCTACGAAGGGTATAGTATCTTATCCTTGGCAAACAGGCGATACATCAAACACAGGAATTCATAATGCTGAATTTCAAGTAACATATACTAATGGTCAAATTGAGACATTTCCTAACTCAGGATATATCAAAATAATCATTAGAGAAGAGTTAGGATAAGATATGGCACTGCCTCATTCCAGAGAAGATTTTAAAGATTTTATTTTAAGAAAGATCGGTGCGCCGGTAATTCAGATTAACGTCGCTGATGAACAAGTTGACGACCGTGTAGATGAAGCTATTTCTTTTTGGAGAGATTATCATTATAATGGTAGTCAATTAGTTTATCTTAAGCATGAAATTACTCAAGCCGATAAAGATAACGGATACGTTCCTCTGCCAAAAGGTCTGTTAGGTATTTCAAAAATATTTGGTTTTGATACTAATATTTCTACAGGTACTGGTATGTTTAATGTTAATTATCAATTCGTTTTAAATAACATACAAGATATGACTAGTTATTCTATGCAGACTTATTACATGACAATGCAACATATTGAGTTTATGCAAGAATTACTTGTTGGTAAACCAATGATACGTTATAATAAGTATGTTAACAAATTACATATCGACACTGACACTAAGCAATGGGTCGTTGGAAACTACATTATTATTGAAGCATACGATATTTTAGATGAAGATGCATATGCTGAATTATGGACAGACAGATGGCTGCAAAATTATGCTGCAGTTTTAGTTAGAGAACAATGGGGCATGAACCTTACTAAATTTAATCAGATGACTTTGGTTGGTGGAGTACAGTTTAACGGAGAGCAGATATTATCAGAGGCAAGAGCTGACAGAGAAAGAATAGAAGAAGACGCAATACGATCACTTCAACCTCTTACCTACAATTTTATTGGATAAGTTATGGCAACGAACGCATTTTTTAGAAACCACGATAACGTATATGAACAAAACTTAATTGACGATTTAGTTATCGAGTCAATTAAGATATATGGCATAGACGTTAAATTCATTACGAGATTACATCAAAACATTGATAAGATTTTAAACGAAGACGATTTACCGACGTTTGATAAGTACTATGATTTTGAAGTATACATTAAAAACGTTGATGGATTTGAAGGTGAAGGAGACTTCTTATCTAAGTTTGGTTTACAAATTCGTGACTCAATTACATTCACAGTTGCTATACGTACCTTTGAACAATACGTTACACGTGAACAAGATACGAGATTGCGTCCACTTGAAGGCGAAATGATTTGGATGCCACTCAATCAAAAAATGTATAAGATCCAACACGTTGAACATGAAAGTGTATTCTATCAAACAGGTGCATTACAAGTATACGATATGAGATGCGAATTGGCTGAATACTCAGGTGAAACATTCGATACTGGCTATTATGAAATTGATAATTACTTTGCAGACATTGATACATCAAAAGATACCGTCACATCACTTACATCATTACAAGGTGTTGACCCACTTGCTAATAACTTTGATTTTGAGGATCAAGCAGATGATATATTAGACTTCTCTGAAATGGACCCATTCAGCGAAAACATTTCTATACAGGATTAACAA